TTTGTTGCTATTTCTGCATAATTATTAAATACAGTATATCCACTTAAACCATATTCAAACCCGGCATTGAATCCCGCTTGTGTAAAGTTAGCATCTATTGATTCGGTTTTTACACTTGCCAAAGGTTGTATAAACTCCTTAGTTAAATTCTTTTTTAAAGGCGTTAAATTTAATGGCACTTTTGAAAGAAAAGATTCTTTTGTTACTGACTGAAAAACACCGCTTGAATTGTAATTATAAACTTTTAAATCTTCGTTGTTTTTTATATTTAAAACGTTTGTGATTTGCTGCCTGATATTTGTAGGCACAACACCAGTATTTTGCAATTGATTATATATACTATCTTTTACATCTACATCAAAAATATTGGTTGCTTCTACTATGTACCATTTATTATTGGATTGATAAATCCGCATATTGTAGGTTTTTAATAAATCTTCTAATTGATTTTTTGCATTAGGTATTTCGTAACCATTAACTAATTCATTGAATCCCGGCGATATTGAAACTGTATTTGGAAAATAACTATTAGTAGGATTGCCCGCAATTTTTACCGCGCTTAAATCATTTATAAAACATATTTCCAAATCTAAATCAAGATGCGCCAAAATTGTTGATATTCTTTCTGCATCTGATAAATAAACTGGGCTTGATGGTGTGTAATTAGTACTTAAAGGCGCTTCAAAATTGTCAAGTGTACCCAAACCATCAAACGCATTAAAAGAAACGTTAAACGGCTTTGGTTGTAGTTTTTCAATAAACCTATCAACTACTAGAAAACCACTCCAATAAGCGCTATATTCAGTACTTATTCCGCTCGCTAATGTATTAACACAATTTAATGATTCAATAGCACCACCGTCAGCAATAACACGATCAGCGTAAACTTCGGAGTTACTTTTTAAATAAGAAACAACAACCTTATATTCGCGTTCATCAAATTTGTAAAAATCATCATATTGAACGGTGTCCGTTACCATTAAATTTAATGCACATCTTGAACCAATTATTGGCCGATAAAAATTATCTGATGCTTGCCATTGAATAACAACCGGGCTTTGAGTTCCTACCATTGGCAAAACTTCACCGGTATAATCTTTTTTTAATATTTCAACTTTTTTTCCGCGCTCTAAAACATCGGAAAATTCTAATCTATATTTAACGCCGTATGCCATTATTTATTTTTTATGATATTCTGTCACTTGTTTCAGTCGCTCTTTCAATTGCAATCAATAAATCTTGACCTTCTAATCTAATTTGACCGCCAACGTTTACGTTTGTCGCAGCGCCTGAACCTCCAATCATATTCTGTAATTTATTTAATGGCGCTATTACTTCGGGATTTTGTCGTGCGCCCGGATATTCACCCACAAGCCCCATTGTTGGGCCGCTAACAATACCACCATTAGCAAATGCAGTAGCACCACCGCCACCGCCTCCAATTTTACCGGCTTGAGATTTTGCAAACGATCCTAATGCAACAAGTGCAATACCGGCCGCAATTGCAACCGCCGGATTTAAAGATTGAAGCGCTTTTTTAATACCTTCAACACCTATTCCAATACTTATTGCCAATTTACCCATTTGAACCGCCATATTCCCTATTGTACCCAATACAACTTTTGACAAACTTTGCGCTAAATTTCCGCCACCGGCTAATGCTTTTCCTAATGATTCACCAATTCCAACCGCCAAATCATTTAATCCGCCGGTTATTATTTGACTTATACCCATACTAAATTCAAGGGCGTTTGCCATTGCAATTGCTCTTTGTTCAGCTAAAACACTTTCTTGTTCAGACATCACTTCCGGTATTCTTAAGGTGTCAGCTTGAATTGCATCTGATATTGGTGTTAAACCGCTAACATCTAAACCGCCTCCAATTGCACTAACTTGACCACGACCACCGCCGCCGCCTACACCGCCGCCGCCGCTAATAGTTCCGCCAACCGATGCTTGCGTTCCTGATGTTATACCACCTTGTGTTGTGTCGGTTAATACATCAACGCTGACAACCTCCGCTTCAACTTTTAATTTAGCTATTTTTTTTGATTCTAATGCATCATTAAAATTATCAACAACTGCTCCTCCTAATTCATTTGCGTTTGCTTTTATACCATCAATAGCGCTATAAAAGTTTTTTTGCATTGCCTCGCCTACGCCTTTAAATCCGCTTTTTATTTTATTCATATCAAGGGTGAAAATACCCATCAAAACATCACCAACACCACCTAAAACTGCCATTGCGGCTTTTCCAAATAATTTAAAAACAGTTATAACTGATTTAAAAACAAATTTTCCAACGGCTAAAAAGTTTTTGAATTGCATAATTATTGCATTTACTGCAATCTTTATTGGTAATGAGTTATTATATAATTCAATAAAATAATTTCCAACTTTAATTAAAGCCGCTTTAATACCGGCCCAATTTTTATAAATTACAACTGCAATCGCAGTCAATCCGGCAATTACTAAACCAACCGGCCCCATCATTAAGGTAAAAGCAGCACCAATTGCGGGCGCTAATGTTATAAGCGTTCCTAAGATAGCAATAACCGGCCCTAATGCCGCAACAATTCCCGCAAATGCAATAATAATTTTTTGCGTTGTTGGTGATAATGCTTTAAATTTTTCTGATAAACTCGTAAAAAATGCACCAATTTTTTGAACCGCGGGAGCAACCGCCGTCAATATAACTTGACCAACTTCTAACAATGATGATTTCATTGCGTTTAGTCCTTGAGTCATTTTAAACGATGCCGATTGCGATGTTTTTTCAAATGCTTTGTCAGTTGCACCCATTGAGTTGGTTAACGCATCAAACACTTTTCGATTATCTTCTAACCCCGCTCCCGTTAAATCTAAAACACCTTTTAATGCTCTAATATTTGGAAATATTGCCGTAGTATCTTGACCAGTTTGTTTTAAACCATTTTGCAGCATTTCTAAAGTAGACAAAAGACCTTGTTCGCTTAATGATTGCTGAACACTTTCGGTTGACATTCCCATTGAAGCAAATGCCGCTTCGGCTTCTGAAGTTGGTTTTTTTAACGATGCTAATATTGCCGTTAATTGCGTTGCACCGGTTGCCGCATCAGTTCCCGTTTTTGACATTGCTGCCATTGCCGCACCAACTTGGTCAAATGAAACGCCCATATTAGATGCCAAAGGAATCACGCCACCCATTGCGCCGGCTAATGCTGATGCTTCAAGTTTACCTTCACGAACCGCAGCCGTTAAAATATCTGTTGCGCCTGAAGCGGATAAATTTTCCGTTCCATAAGCATTCATTGCAGAAGTTGACAAATCGGCAATTGTTTTTGTTTCACCTAATCCAACGGCCGCAGCTTTTAAAGACATATTTAAAACATCCATTGCATCAGAACCCCTTAAACCGGCTGAAGTAATAAAGAACAACGCTTCAGCGGCTTCATTAGCGCTTTTACCGGTATCAACTGCCATTTTCTTTGCAGTTTCACCCATTTCAGCCACCTTGTCCGCAGAAACGCCAACAAGCGCTTGAATTGAAGTCATTGACTTGTCAAAGTCAAAAGCCATTTTAGCGGCAGCCGCACCAACGGCAACTAAAGGCAAAGTCAAAGAAGTTGTCATTGATTTCCCAACGCTTTGCATTTTTGAACCAAATGCTTGAAGTTTTCCTGATGCTGATGAAAGGGCGTTTGACAGTTTTGAACTGTCACCGGTAATATTTACTTTTAAATTTTGATCTGCCATAATATAGGATGTAATTGAAACAAAAATACAAAAAAAAAGACGCTTTTATTTTAACGTCTTTTTGTTGGTCATTGATTGTGATTTATTTTCAAACGCTTGCATTTGTTCACGCGTTGATTTTGGAATATCCCTTTTTTGTTTTCTTATTTTATCAATAGGCAATGGAAATATTTGTTCGGGTTTTAACATCTGTGATTTCTTCTGACAATTTACATTGTAAATCATTGTTGAAATGTAACGCGCTTGCTCCCAACTTAAATTAACCTTATTGTGGTAAGATTCCGCCATTAAACCGTTTTCACGCCACGTTTGCCGCCAAAAATCATTAGGCAAAATTCCGATTTGCCCAATATAATAATCGGTTAAAGTTTCAAAGTTTATTGTTTCCTTGACGGCTTCGGCTTTGCCGCAACTTTTGATTCGTTTTTTAATGAATTACCTAATATTTTTGATTCAGTCATTGCCTCAACAATCTCGTTTATCTTTTGCGCATCAATATCATCAAGCCAAGTTCCAACCGTATAAAGGTTGTATTCAATCTCATTACCGCTTTCTAAGTCATTTGCAAGGGCCGCAGAATAAATTAAGGCACGCAATCCATTTAATGAAATACCTGATTCAAAAACAGTTCCTATTTCTTGTAGTGAAACGCCCATTTGTTCGGTAAATTCCGCCCAAAAGTTCATTGAAAAATGTAAAGTTCTTTTTTTGCCGTCAACGGTTATATCAATATAACCTCTTTTTTTGTTTGTCATTTTAAAAGATTTGATTAATAAAAAATAAAAAGCCATCGCCTAAAAATAGACGGCGGCTTTTTTATGATAAAAAACTAATGTTAATTAGTTAGTTGATTTTACTATTGCGCCGGTAATTGTAAGTGATCCGCTATAAGTAACGGCAGCTTCCATTTCAGCAGACATTTCAACACTAGATAAAAATGCTTCCGCCGTATAAATTGCATCACCCGATTCAGCAGTTCCAAAAACACAAGTTAATTGAGTTCTAGCCAAAAGATAATCAGCCATTTCAATTGCATTTGCACCATCATCATAAGCAACCAAACCTTCGAAAGATATTTCTCCGCCTTTTACGCCGCCAATATATTCAGAAAATCCGTTTGAATCTTTTGTTGTCGCTTCCGGTGTGTCCATTGACAAAGAAAGTGAACAACTTGTTGTGTGACCAATTGTCGTGCCTTCTATTTTAAGCAATAAATTAGTTCCGTTAAATACTCCAGTTGTAGCCATTATATAAAAATTTTAATGTTATTTAATTTTTTGTAAATATACGAATTATTATTTATTATTAAATTCTAATTATTGTACTTCACAAAGTTGTGATTCAGCCATTTTAGAAAATGAACTATATGACGTCAATTTTTCAATTTCTAAATTTTGTAAACTTGAGTTATAATATTGAACCGTGTTTATTTCACCGAAAAAATTAAATAAACTTTCATTGCTTCCGTTAAATGCAAATGCGTTTAAATCAATTGGTGTTTCTCCGCTTGTAACTGTATGAACTAAAAAGCCGTTTACATAAAATTTAAAATTATCAACCTCCCAAGAAATAGCAATTTTATTCCTAACATCATAATCAACGTTTGTTGTAATTTCAGCAACAATATCTCCGTTGGCCCTAGTAATAAATAAATAAAATTGTGAGTTGTTTGTTTTCTTACTAATAACAACGGCGTTTGAAGTTGAACTGTCTGAAATTGATATGCGCCCTAGCGTTCTGTCTTTAAAAGATTTTTGTAAATCAACAAACATCGTTGAACCATAAGTTAAAACGCCGTCACAAAGAAATGAATTTAATATATCTGTTGTGCCTTGTAAATTTTCAAAATAGGTTGATCGTAATCGTAAAGGATTTAATAAATCACTTTGATAATTGCCATTGAATAAAACCGAATTACCGCCATCCTTACAAGTTTCTTTTAATCTTGTTTGTACAACTGTTGTTGTTTTAATATATGAAGTTAAACTGTCATATTCACATTGTGCGCCCCAAATAAAAACACTTGAATCACTTGCTGAATCTGTTGAATCAACTTGACCGCTTAAACTTCTTGGCGAAAATAA